AGCTGCAGCACGTCGTGGTTCATCCGCTCCAGCTCCGCCTCGGAGGCGCCGGCTTGGGTGCGGATCAGCAGGATCGCCTGGCTGAAATCGACGGCCTGCTTGACCGCCTCGTAGCCGATGAACGCCGTCGGCGCGGTCACATACGTGGTCAGGCCGCGCCCGATCGTGCCCGCGGTCTGCGTCATCGACGGCGTTGAGGTCGCGGCCTCGACGCCGAGCAGCCGGTCCCTGTTCGCCGCCGCCTGGGCGGCGTTCGCGGCAGCGATCTTGGCGGCCGCCCCCGCCGCCGCTTCGGCGACCCTGCCGTAGGCGGCGGCCTCGGTGTCGAGGGCGGCGACCTGGCGCATCGTCGCCGAAACCTGCAGCTGGGCGGCCTCGTCGGCGGTGAGGCCGGCCGTCCCCTGCACGCGGGCGATCTGGCTGATCCTGCGCTCGTACAGGTTCGTCGCGGCGATCTGCTCCGCCGACCCGAACGCATACGACGTCGACAGCTCCCTCGCCGCCACCGCCTCCGCCTTCAACCGGTCCGCCCGCGTCACCGAGGCCGCGACGATCGCCGCAGTCGACCGCTCCGCGTTCACCGCCAACTCCGAGAACCCCGCCGACTCCTTCGCCAACGCCGCCGCCACCCCGCCGCCCGAGGCGTCCGCCGTCGCAGCCAACCGGTCGAGGCTCCCCGTCAGCCCACTGACAGACGCCTCAACCTGATCCAGCGCACGCAGCGCCGACGCGCTGTCACCAACGACGTCGATCAGCGCGCGAGGCACCTACTTCTCCTTGGGCAGGAACTTGAGGTGGTCGAGGTAGCCGCGGACAGTGAGCTGGGTGCTCATGTCCTCTCTGCGGTATCCGAAGTAATGGGCCCAGGCTGGTCCGTGGAGCTGGTCTGGGGGGACGTCTCCGGGGGCGCATCCGACGAGAGCTCGCCACTCTCGGAGGGTGTGCTCCCACTCTCGTCCGGGGGGTCGGCATCATCAGCCTTCACCGGCTTGAACCCGACGGCTTCGATCTGGCCGGGCTTGAGCGCGTCGAAGATCCTCGCCGCCTCTTCGACGGACAGGCCGGGGCTGGCCTGACGGAACGCGACGGCTGCGAAGGCGGCCTCTACGAGCGTGCTGGACGCCTGGCCGCGGAGCAGCTGAGTCTCGGTGAACCCGGTGACGAGACGGGCGAGGCGGCAGTCGGGGAGGAACCAGTCGTCGAATCCGACCCACGGGTAGAAGGTCCCCTGGATCTTGAAGCCAGGCCGCTCGTCGTCTGCCATGTTCGCGTTCTCCTCCTATCCGGTGGCCGCTATCAGCCACGCCAATCGGGCTGAGCTCTCCCGGGGGCCCGTTCGCCCGGGCGAGAATCGAGCGTGCTTCAGGTGAGAGCGCGCAGCGCTGGCTCGGCCGCTGGGCTCCCCTAGGTGGCCGGACGCGCAGCGAGGCCTCGCAGGACTGGGAGAGCGTCCTGCACCGGATCCGTGAGTTGTACGAAACAACGCACGCGAGCGAGCGGAATCTCGCTGTGATGGCGACGTCGGAAGGCCTCAGAGTGAACGGTAGACCGGTCTCGAAGCGCACTGTCCGGATCGCGCTAGAGCGCCCCGTCTGAGCGCCTCCAAAGGGTTTTGGACCAGTCGCCGTGGCATGGTCCAAAACCGTGGCGTCCGGGGCCGTGGTCCGAGCAAGCTTGCCTGCAGGTGAAGTCAGAAGATCATCTCAGAAGCCGTGCTCGTGGAGCAGGTCGGCGACCTCGCTGTCAAGGAGGGCCGCCGCCTCGTCGAGACCGTCACGGCGTGCGGGGATGAGCGCCTTACGCATCATCAGGTCGCCGAAGTTCGAGCGGCGGGCTCCCAGGTCGCCGCTGCGGCGCACCGTCTGGGCGACGGAGACGATCGCCATCCGGGAGGTGTTCGGCCGGACGAGGACGCCGAGCCCGTCGGCCCCCCTGGCGAACGACGCCTCGCGGCCTTCGCTTGCGCCGTAGTCGAGGAACCGGCGTGCGCTCTCCCCGCGGATGACCTCGCCGACCTCGCGCAGCCCGGCCAGGAGTGCCTCATAGAGGCCGACGTTGACTTCGTGGAGGGCCTGCGCGAGCTCGCGCAGGCCCTCGTACTGGAGCGTGATCACCGCGGCGACGTACATCCGTGGACCGGTGTCCACGGCTCGTCTCTTAAGTGGTGTAGATGAGGACGCCGCTCTGCTCGGCGTTGTAGAACGTCACCTGCATCGTCGAGGCCTCGCCGACCTTGCCCTTGACCGGCGTGTACCCGTCGAGGACTGCGAAGAAGACGAAGCGCGGGTTCGTCGCGCCGACGGGAAGCGATTTGACCGGGGTGATCTCGACCTTGAACGGCGTGTTCGACCCGGCGAGCGGCTGCAGGGTCGCGTGCACGCTCCCCGCGCCGTAGTCCTGGAAGAACGTCGTCGGCACGCTGAAGTCGCCGATGCCGAGCAGCCGTTCCATGAACTTGGCTCCCATCCCGGTGACGTCGATGTTGTTCCACTTCTCCGGCGTGTCGATGTCCTGCACGTGGCTCGAGAGGTCCACGCCAGCTACGACGAGCTTCACGTCGCGAGCGATCAACTTGCCCATCTAGCTACTCCTCTTCCTCGGCCGCGAGCGTGCGGCTTGTCTGCTCCGCGGCGGCCGCGGCCTCGTCTTCGTCAGCCCCTTCGCCCTCCGCCTCGCCGGCGCTGTTGTTCGGCTCGGCGGCCTCGCCGACCCGGGTGAGATGGCCTCCGGCGAGAAGAAGCTGCTCCTGCGCGGGGTCGAGGTCGGCTTCGAACTCGTCTCCGGGCTGGTGGTCGAAGACCGGCTGGCTGCCGGTGACCCGGTAGCGGGGCGTCTCGAACATCGCCCGCGCCTATCGGGCGTTCAGGCTGCGTAGAAGCCGCGGATCGCGTCGACGAGCGTCCCGGGATACCGGTTGGCGAGACCCGTGAACGGCTTCTCGAGCTCGCGGAGGTGGTTCGCGACAAGCAGCTCGAACGGGGTCACCTGAGTCTCGGACTGGAAACCGACGACCTCGTACGGGTGCAGGTCGGTGTAGAGGAGATGCAGCGCCCGGTCGCGGCCCTGGTGGATTGCGGTGAGGGTGCCGCTGTCGCAGCCGGACATCTGGTCATCCTGGAGCGGCCGGTAGTTGCATGGCTCGAGGAGCCTGGTGGGGATGAGGCGGTGGCCGACGCCGCCCTCGTACTCGAGGCGAAGCCGTGCCTGGGCCTGCCCGTCGGCGCGGAGGCAGGTGTAGTTGCGGGTGCAGAGGATCGAGTTGTCGCCGGGTAGCCAGGTGAACCGGTCAGGGTGCAGCCAGGTGTCGGTCGCCGCCGGGCACACGTACTCGTAGCCGTGCTCTGCCGCATATGCGTAGCCCGTGTTGAGCTTGGCGCCCAGCCGGTTATCGTGCTCGAGCAGGCGGAAGCGGAGCTTGTCGGCGACATCGAGGTTCTCGTCGTCGGCGAGCACGATCGCGTCGGCGCGCATGCCGCGGCCGCGTAACTCCTCGACCAGCTGGGCGAGCTGGCCTAGACAGATCCGTGCGAGCTCGACGCGCCGCCAGGCGGGACACACGAAGAGAACGGATCGCTCCGCCGGCGGGACGAGGGTCAGCTCTCCCATCGGTTCAGGTGAGGATGCGCAGCTGCCACTGGCCGCCGACACAGGGGCTCTGCAGGCTGGGCAGATCGAAGAAGACGGGTTCGGCGGTGTCGACAATCAGGTCGTCGACGACTCCGCCTAGGGTCGAGTCCTTCTCCAGGGCGGCTACGACGGGGTCGTCTTCGAAGAAGTCGTCGACCTTCTCCTGTGATCCGATGTCGGCGTTCAGGGTGAGGAAGCCGCGCACGCGGAAGCCGCGCCAGTTCACGCCGTTGCCCATCGCCTGGTAGTAGTCGATCCGGCCGGCCAGGATCTCGAAGCAGGGCGGTGTCGGCGCTGACAGCGAATAGGCGCTGATCTGGTAGCCGTCGCCGAGCTCGTCCTTGAGGGCTTGGGCGAGCCCGTTCCGGATCGCTTTCGTCGACGCCACGGCCTCAGGGGGTGGGGGAGATCCGGATCAGGAGGTAGCCGTCGTTGGGGAACGACTGCACCGATTCGTCGACGAAGGTTGCCTTCCACTGCGCGAGATAGACGCCGGGCGTGCCGGTGTCGCCGGGCTGCCAGGTGTAGAAGACGCGGCCCTTGGTTCCGTCGCTGCCGTCGCCGTTTTGGCCGTTGGAGGCGACGACGTTGTCGAGCAGCGGGGTGCTGCCGCCGATCGGCACGACGCGGAACGCGATGTTCGCGCCCTCGAGGTCGACCGGCTGCTGCGCCGAGTCCTCGAGCGTCGAGGTGATCGTCTCGCCGTGATCACCCTGAGCGATGTCATAGTCGGCGGCTGGCATCGGCGTGCGTAGTTCCCGGGCCGGTGTGGGCGCCGGTTTCTCCGTCGCCTGTGACCGCGCCTGTGCCGCTGCTATCGGCCCTCGCCGATGCCTCGCCCGTGGAGCGGGTGGGCGCGTAGGTGCGGCCGCTCGTGCTCATCCCGGCCGTCGCCCCGTGGCGGCGCGTCTCAAACCAGGCGGCCACCGTCGAGGCGAGGCGGCGCAGCATCGACACCGGGGCTGCCACGGCCGCGGCGAGGCGCGTCAGGATCTCCGCCGGAGCGTCACCAGCCCTGGAGGAGACCGGTTGCAGAGTCTCCGCCGGCTCCGGTCGTGGCAGCGCGAGCTTCGTGGCCGCCTCGAGAGGTTCGGCGGCTCGACCTGCGATTCGGCTGAGCGTTTGCACCGGATCGGGCTGCGCGGGCGCAGTGACTCGGACCGCTGACTCGGCCAGCTCCTCGCGTACATCGGCGACTGGTTGCACGCTCGAGGCCGGCTCGGCCCTCGAGGTCCGCAAGGCGCCGAGTGTCTCCGTAGATGCGGCATCCGCCGCGCGTAAGCCGCCAACCGGCTCTAACAGGCTTGCGGCGATCGCTGCTAGCCTCGAGAGCATCTCCGCCTGCTCGCCACCGGAGCGAGCGAGGTTGGTGATCGCTTCGAGCGACGCGGCGAGTTCGGCCGCCAGAGCGGCTGGCGCCTCGACGGGAAGGCTCGCGCTCTGCGAAAGATTCGTCTGCGAGCTCGACTCGAGGAAGTCCACCGCCGCCGACGCCACCGACTCGACCGCTTCGAACGCGGTCGCGGCCAGAGCCACGATCGAGCGCAGACTCTCCGCCGGCGCCGTCTCGGCCGCAGCGACAGCTCGAACAGTCTCAGCCGCCGTCACGGCCCGAGAAACCAGCAGCCCCAGCGCCTCCTCCTCGAACACCTCCGCCGCGCCGAGCTCCTGCAGCGATTCGGCCACGCTCTGCACCGCAGCCACGATCGCATGGGTTGCCTCGAGCCGCGCGCCGGACGGTGCCGCGACCGCCGTGACAGTCTCGCTCGCCTCGGCGTCTATGCCGGCAACCCCAAGGAGCGATCCCACCGGCAGGGTGTTCTCGCCGGCGGCCAGCTCCTGCAGAGCTTCGAGCCGCTCACCGGCCGACACGGCCACGTCACTCACCGCATCAACCGCTTCTGCGGCCGCGACGGCGAGCGCTCGCACCGTCTCCAGCGGTAACGCCCCGGTCTGTGTGACACCGGTTTGACCCTGCGTGTCAACCGGCTCTGCCCCTGTCGCAGCCACGCCCGCGAGTGACTCGGCGATCTCGACGGCCGAGACGCCGGTCCCCTCAAGCGAAGCGACAGGACCAGCCGCCGCCACGGCAACCGCGGTCAGCGCCTCCCCCCGAACCCCGGCCGACCCGACAACACCCTGCACGGTCGATGCGCCGAGCACGGCGACCGCCGCGAGGCCGAGCAGCGTCTCTGCCGGCCAGCCGACCACGGACGAGGTCGCCTCGAGCGACTCTGCTACCCCAGGCGACGTGACCGTGAGCCGCTGCTGGAAGTCCGACGGCATACTCGTGGCCTCTGCTCGACCGGCGAGCGTCTCCGCGGCTGCTGCGGCTGCGATCACGATCGCCTGGACGGTCTCACCGGGCAGCCGACCGTTCGCGGCCGCCGTGAGCAGCGACTCGACCGGCTGTAGACGCGACCCATTGACCGCGGCCGCGGCGTCCACTGATTGACCGGCCGGCGCCGACCGGCCGCCGAGCGTCTCAGCCTCGCCGCTGGCCGCCGCGGCGCTCTCTTGCAACACGTCGACAACGGCCCGCGTGACTGCGGCCAGGAAGAGAAGCGACTCGGCTGGTTGCTGCGCCGTGGCGGCGAGGCCGCGTGTAGCCTCGAGGCCGCTGTTAGCCGGAACGGAGAGGCTGCTCATTGACGCCGCGACCAGCGACACGGCCATAGCCAGCCCGCGCACAGCCTCCGCCGGCAGCGAACCCACGCAGCCCAGGCTCTGCTGGCTGTCGAGTTGACCGGTCGACGACAGGCTCAACCCGTGCCCGGCCTCTGCCGTGGCAGCGTCGGTCGCGGCGACCGCCGTCAGTGCCTCCAGCCTCGACTGTATCGTCGACGCGATCGCCGCGGCCGCCTCCACACGGCTCGCTGCAGTATCCGCCGCGCTGGCGACCGTCTCCTCCGGTAGCGGCGGCCCTACCGCCCCGATCGCCTTCAGTGTCTCGGAGAGCAGACTCGCGAACGCGGCGATCGCCCGGAGCGTCCCGACAGGCAGCGGCTCTGTTGTCGACAGTCCAGCGCCGGCCTCAAGGGTGAGCGTCGCGGTCTGGGCGACCGCCCCGGTCCCCCGCGACTCGAGCGGCTCGGAGCCGGCGGCTGTGGCGCCGAGTAGCGTCTCGGCGCGCATGCCTGTGATGCCGGAGGATTTGACCTGTTGCAGGCTCTCGAGCGGCAGGAACGGATAGCCGCCGCTCAGGTAGACGAGGTAGTCGTTCGTCTGGATCGTGTTGTCAGGGACTCCGAACGGATCGGGCGGCAAGCCGTACGCGCCGATCGACACGCCGCGGCGGATCCGGTTGGCTGGAGACAGGGCGCCGCTGATCGGGATGTCGCTGGTGGTGAATCCGTCCAGGTAGACGCCGATCCAGTAGCTCCCGGGGGCCAGCACCAGAGGGGCGACCAGCGCCATCGTGACCCAGTCGCTGACGGGAATCGCGCTGACCGCCGTGTAGCCGAGTAGCGTGCCGGGGTTGCCTCCCGCGTCGGCGTAGACAACTCCCCTGACCTGCGTCCCGATGTCGGCTTCCAGGCGCGCCGACATGGAAGTGAAGAGCGCGGTCTGGGCCAGTGTCCTCTGCGCGACGACCAGGCCGTCCCACTCGTCCGGGGCGCCGACTGGACTGGTTGAGCTGCGGCCGAAGATGATCGGCCCGACAGCGATCGATTGCAGCACCTCGACCGGCTCGGTCGATGTCACCCTGACAGCTGCGATCGACTCCAACGGGTCGCCGGCGACCGGAGCGAGCGCTCGCAAGGCCTCGAGGCGCTCCACTGTGGTCGCCGCCAGCCCCTTTCCCGCCTCGAGCGAATCTGCGGCCGTCACGGATAGCGCGATCAGCGTCTCGGAGGGCAGCCTCGCCGTCTGCGCGAGCGCCTGGCTCGGCACGACCGGCATCGCATCCGTCTGCGCGAGCCCCTTGCGCAGCTCGAGCGGGTCGGCCACAGCCTGCGCCAGCCCCTGGATCGTCTCGTCGGTCTTGGTCGCGGTCTGCGCGAGCGCCTTGCTCAGCGCGAGAGGCATCGACGCGGTCCCGGCGACCGGGAAGCTGTACGTGATGACAATCTGGACGTAGGTTTGGTGGAAGCCGATCGACGCGGAGTTCGAGCTACCGGTCGCGAGGTTCGACCCGAGCCGGATCTGGATCGAGCTGTTCGACGCTTGCAGCGCCGAGGGGACGTTGAGCGTTGCCCCGGTCCTGGTCGCCCACGCGGTGGTGGCCGTCCCCTCCGAGGCGCCCGCGTTGAAGGTTCCCTGGGCGGTGCCGCCGGAGTCGTTGAGGGTGTCTGCGCCAAGCTGCGTCGCGGACGCGGTCGCGGCGCTGTAGATCCGCCAGTCGTAGATCAGCTGCACCTGCGAGATGACGGAGCCGGCCGGGATACCGAGGTTCTCCCAGGTGCCGGCCCACTGCCAGACGTTCCCGTTCGAGGTTTTGCTCTTGCCGGTGAGGACGCTTTGCAGGCAGGTGGTGGCCGTGTCGCCGGCGACCGTGTCGGAGTCGCCGGTCACGCCTTCTGTGCCGACGGCGCCGTTGCCGGCCGTGAACGACCACGTCCCCGGGTCGGTGGCGACGCCCAGGAGCACTTTGGTCAAGGTCGCCATCTACCCCTCCGCGTTCACGCCGCCTCTCGCGGCTCCCGACAGCGTCCACACCTCGCCCGACAGAAACGGCCGCCAGCCGACAGACACGATGACGACGCCCAGGTGCAGGTCGAGGTAGGGCCCGTAGCTCAGCCCCTCGAACGGGCCGCCTGAGGCTCGGCGGGTGGCGAGCTCAAGGTGAATGCCGAGCGAGACCCAGCCGGCGAGCTGCCACTGCAGCATCCAGAGGAGCCCGTAGCGGACGTTCCAGCCGCGGAGGTCGCGGAGGAAGACCCGCATTGGCCGACGCGTCAGGTGGTGTTGCCGTCGATCTCGCCCGTCCACGTCGTCTTCAACGCGGCGTTGTTCTGGGCGAGCGTGAGATCGAGCCAGACGCCGATTGCGGCGCCGCTCGACAGGTTCTGGCTGTTCGGCACGTTGACCGCAGTGTTCGCGAACGTGATGCCGGCGGGCGCGGTGTCACGGTTCGCGATCGTGACTGCGTCGTTCAGCGCGGCCGCCAGGCCGAACGTGATGACGTTCGAGGGATCCGAGTTTTCCTTCACGACCGAGCTCGTCAAGGTCAGTGATCCGTTCGTGTTCTTGATGTGGAACTTGGCGTAGCGGTCGATCGCGCCCGTCGTCGACGAGGCGAGCTGCTGGAAGATCGCCTGGAAGCCGCGCTCGCCGGCCGGGATCGTCCTGAACGTCGTAGCCGACGTGTGACCCTTCACGCTGGTGTTGCCGGTGCAGGTGGCGGAGAGCTCCGCCTTGAGCAGACGCTCATATGTGTTCGTCGACGTGACGGTGGTCGTCCCGTTGAGGGAGAGCGTCTCGCTGATCAGCTCGCCGGCGCTGTTGCGGCCGGTCAGGGTCAGCGTCTGTGTCGTGTCGCCGGCGGCGGAGCTGGCGATGTCGATCTTCTCGGCGGAACTGATCTGGGTGAAGTCAGGCCGTCTCAGCGTGTCGATCGCGCCGCCACCGGTGGAGACGTCGTCGACGGGTTCGTTGGCGGCGTTGTAGAAGACGAGGTCGCTGGCGGCGATGCTCACTGCGGCTCCTCGTGGACTTCCGTCTCGACTGGCGCTGCCGGGTCGACCGCCGCAGCCTTCGCCACCGCCGGGACGGCCGGTGCTGCAGCGGCCGGGTCGGGCGTGTTCTCGGGGTCGTTGTGGTGGCGCCAGTGCTCGAGCTGTCGGTTCGCGGACACGACTCCGGCCTGCACCGAGGCGCGCGTGTCGTCGTCATACTGGAATGGGTCGTCGCTGTCGGCGTCGCGGTCGAGGAGCTCGCCGCGGGTGGCGAGATAGTCGAGACAGTTGCCCTCCTGCCAGGGCCCCGTCCAGAAGCTGACGCGCGTCCCGTCGGGGAGGTCCCTGACGATGTGTTCGCCCATCGCCTCGACAAGCGCCTGCTCGGAGGCTTCCTGTGATTCGACGGCGGCCGGGTCGAGACCGACGCTGACGTTGAGCGCGCCGGCGGCGTGGGCGTGCGATGCGAGCTCGACGAGTTTGGTGTCCGCGTTGTCGATCTCGTGCACGCCAGCGTCGTAAACCTCGCCGTCGGCTGCCCAGGAACCGTGGAGAACCTCGAAGGTGAGCGGCGCCACGTCGCCTCCTATCGGAGGTCCTCTGGCTAGTCGAAGTACTGGTCGCGCGTGAGCCGTTTCAGGAGCGCGCAGACGTCAGGGTCGGTCTGGGAGAGGCGCATGCCGCCGGCTTCGCTGTTAACGCCGACGATCCCGAACGGTGCTTCGCGCGCGCGGCGGCAGAGCCGGGGCGCGAGGATGATGCACGCCTCCTTCACCTTCGCCGGCACAGACGACCATCCGAACTGGCCGGTTACCCGGATCGCCTGCGGCACCTGGAACGGCCACCTGAACCGCCCCATCCCCCACCAGGCGTAGCCGGAGCCGAAGAAGCCGAGCCCGTAGCTTGGCCCGTATCCGAGCGAGGGGATGTTGCGGCGTACGAAGACGCGCTCCCATGGTTTGCCGTCCGCGGCCGCGTTCGCGGGGTCGAGAAGGATGTCGGCCGGGAACGACCAGATGTCGGTATACGACCCCATGCCGGTCGGGTCCGTGGCGAACTCGACGAGGTCGACTAGATCGTCGATCTCGACGTCAGTCCAGCGGCGCGCCGTGTAGTAGCGCACCTGCTCGTTGTCCGGGTCGGGGTAGAAGCGGCGGTGTGTCCAGTCGTCGATCAGCCTGGAGGCGGCGGTGATGGCGGTCTGGAGCTCGTAGTCGGCGTAGCTGGTCCCGGTCAGCTCCTGCGCCGACTTGAGCTCTTCGAGGGTGACGTAGTCCTGGCTGATCTCGTCGCTCACGGGCTGTCCCTGTTCGGTGGGGGCCGCCTACGTCGCTGCATGCACCGGCGTAGGCGGCCCCCGTTCCCGTGGCGGCTAGGTGGTCTGGCTGTCCGCGGCGGGATCCGCTGCCGGCGGAGCCTCCGCAGGGGGGGCGGCCGGCTTCGTCTTGGCCTTCGTGGATGCCGCGGCGGCGGAGGGCGGCGCTGCCGGCGGCTCGGGCGTGGCCTCGGTGAGCGGTTGGGCGGCGACGATTTTGCTCGCGGCCGGAGCGAAGAGATGTTCGCGGCCCTGCACGATCGGGTCGTCGACGCGGAACAGCTCGCCCTTTGTGATTAGCCGGCGCACGCCGCTTTCGAGACGGGCGAGGGCCGACTGACGCGCGACGAGGATGTCGGTCTCGGAGAGCTTCACGGCTACTGCACCTGCAGGTAGCGGAACGCGTTCGCGGTCATGACGCCGGTCGTGTTGCGCCAGTAGCAGTAAAGGCCGCGCGACCCGATCGGGTAGCCGGTGCCTGTATCGAACAGGTGCGGGATGAACTCGACGCTCATCCCGATCCGGTCGATCACGACCATCTGTTCGAAGTCGCCGAGGATCGCGACCTGGTGGCCGGTGACGTCGATCTGCGAGGTCATCGCCGAGGTGCGCCATGCCGGGTAGCCGAGGAGGCTGTAACCGGTGTTGCCGCCCATCGACTTCCCGGTGCCTTCCTGGATCGGGATGAAGATGTTGAACGTGTCGTCGGTGACCGAGCGCACCGCGTTGTAGAACGCCCTGTTCGCGAGCCAGGCGGCGTTCGGTTCGAACCGCGGCGCGAGCTCGTTCTCGAGCGAGTAGATGTCGTCGCGGGCGAACGTTGCGACGGCGGCGGTCAGTACCTCGCTCGTCGCGTTGTTCGCGACGAGGAAAGTGAGCAGACCCTCCGGCTCGTGGCTTGCGTGGCCGGCGCCGCTCATGAACTTCGTCGCCTCGAGAACGTCCTTGGCGTCCGCGAAGAGCTTCGCGAGCTCGGCCTCTACTCCGACCCAGTCCTGCGAGGCCTCGATCGAGAGCGGCACGAACGCCTGCGCCTTCTCGACCTCGAGCGTCGGCTGGGCGAGGGTCGGGCTGTTGTCGGAGGCTGCCTGCAGCTCGGGCCCGTAGGAGGCGACGACGCCGTCGGCGGTCGTGACGGCGAGCCACTGGTGCCCGACGATCTGGACCTGGCGTGCCATCTGCCGGATCGGGTTGACGGCACCGTTCGAGGCGAGGATCACCGTCGGGTCGAGGGTGTACGGGATCGCGAATCCACCGTCGGAGGGCGTCCCGATCGTGAGCGCGTACATGTCGAGGGCGAGCTTCTCGTCCGTCGTGATCGGGAGGCCCCTGACTGCCTTCGACCAGCCGCGCCGGTACTGCTCCTTGCCGGTGACGAGCACGTGGCGGGCGACAAGGCCGTCGGCGGTGTCGCGCAGGAGCAGTTCCTCGACATGCGCCTTGGCGTCCTCCGCCTTGACCAGCTCGCTGGGGAAGTGCGCGATCTCGACGGCACGGCGGGCGCCGTCGCGGTAGAGGCGCGCGAGCTCGTCGACCGAGCCGGCGAGGGTCCGGTAGGCGGAGAGGTCCCAGATGTTGTCGGGGATCTTCGAGTCGACGTTCGAAGAGAACGCGCCGCGCAGGGGCTGGCGCGGGCCGTCGCCGGGCAGCGTCGCGTTCGGCTTCGTCGCCTTGGTGGCGAGCGTCGCCTTGCGCTGCTTGATGTCGGCGATCGTGACGACGAGGTTCTCGTACTCCGCCTGCAGCTGGTCGAACTCCGCGCGGGCCTCGTCGCTGAACATGGCGCCAGCGAACTCTGCGTCGAGCTGCTCCTGGCGGGCACGGATCTCGTCCTGGCGTGCGGCGAGCTCCTCAATCGTCTTCATCTGGTTCTCCTCCTGGGCTGGCGCCACGGGTCTCGTGTCTGGTCTGCTGCTATCGGCAGCCGCAGCCACGACGGGCGTCGCCGTGCTACTGCCTTTGCTGTTGCGGTCGAAGTCGTCGAGGTGCCGCTGCAGATGCCTGCGGACGCCCGCCTTGTCGCCTTCGGGGATCTTCGAGTCGGTCAACCGGGAGAGCGCGTTGCGGACGCCGTTGACGTTCGCCGGGCCCGGATCGCCGTCGGTGACCTTGTGGTGCGGGAACTTCCAGTCGTCCTTGGCGTCCGGGTAGCCGTCCCCGTCCGGGTCGTCGCCATTCGAGTCGAACCAGGCGAACATGCCGATCCCGCGCGTCTTCGTGACCGGCGAGTCGAGCGCGGCGACCTGGCCGGGGCCGTCCCACGGCTCATCGATCACCCCGGTCGAGTGCGGCGCGATCGCGCCCGCAAACGCCGCATCGGCGGCGAAGGTGACCTTCACGTCGCCTTGGGCGAAGGGGAGCAGCAGAGCGTTCGGGCCGCCAGGATCGCAGCCGGGCAGCGAGACGAGCATGTTCGGGGTCGCGCCCCCCTCGAAGAAGCGAACTTTGTTCCCGCCGGCGAGCGAGGTGACAGCGACGCCCTCGGAGCGCTCGGCGCCGCGGCGGCGCCGCGTGGGGGCAGCCCCGCCGGGCTGGTCGTCCTGGAGGCGAGCGACGGTGTCGGAGAGCGTCGCGACCCGGTCAGCCATCCCCTCCTTGACCGCGTCCTCGGCGGTGACCATGCGACCCTGCCCGAACCCGTCGATCACGGCCTGTCCGCTTGTGTTCCGGCCGGCGGCGACCGCCTGCACGAACATGCCGTAGTAGGTGTCGACCTGCTCCTGGATCGCGGCCTTCGCCTCGTCGGAGAGCGGCTCGAACGGCGACCCTTCCGTCTTGTAGCGGCCAGCGGAGATGAGAGTGGTCTTGATGCCGGCGGCCTCCTCCATCTGGCTGATGTCCTGGTGGGCCGAGTAGACGCCGATCGAGCCGACCTGGCCGGAAGGGGTGACGACGACTTCGCTGCAGCAGGAGGCGAGCCAGTAGGCGGCGGAGGCGGCCTCGGTGTTGGCGACGGCGACGATCGGCTTCTGCTTACGCGCCGACAGGAGCACCTGGGCTGTCTCGGGGACCATGTCCACGGAGCCGCCGGGGCTGTCGACGTCGAGGACGATCGCGCCGACGTTCGGGTCGGCGAGCAGCGAATAGAGGTCCTGGCACCAGGTGTCGAGCGAGCAGCCGCCGGAGATCTGGGTCATCAGGCCGGCCCGCGGCACGATCACCCCGGTCAAGGGGAGAACACCGACGGAGCCCTGGGAGGGCTGCAGGGTCGCCCGGTCGCGGCGGGCTGCCTGGATCCGTTCCTCGACTTCTTCCTCCGACAGCTCGACGCCGGCGGCGTGGAGGGCGACGAGGTCGAGGATCGTCGGCAGCTTGGCCGGATGAATCGCCCAGGCGGTGTCCCGGACGTAACGGATGATCTGGGCGTCTCTCAAGACTCGTCTCCAATGAGGTGGTCGAGCGCGGCGACCGCGGCCGCGTGCTGGGCGTCGCCATTGCCATTCGGCGCCGGCTTGGGGTGGAGCTGCACCGACGGCAGACCGGTGTGGCTGCCCTCGAGCAAGGTGATGTCGTCGGCGGCGACCGCGGCGATCACGGCGTCCGGCTCGAAGCCGGCCATCAGCAGCGACGCGATCGACTCGGTCCGGGTCTGGGTGGCCGTGACGGCGTCCTGCTCGTCCGCTTGCAGGGCGGGGATGTCGCGGTCGTCGTACCAGAGCTCCGCGTTCTCAGGCACCTCGATGATCCGTGCCATCGACCCGGAGAAGTTCCGCCACAGCGGCCGGATCGTGAGGCCGCCGAAGCGGCGGATCGCCGACTCGTAGGTCGGCTGGTCGAGGCCGCGCCCCGACAGCGACTCCACCAGTCCCAGGATCGTGGGTGGCACGCCGGCGGCGGCGGCGAGGCGCGTCTCCCCGTAGGCTTGGACGGCGCGGAAGTCGAGACTCTTGAGGTCGGTTCCGATGACTTTCGCGTCGGCGCCTGCGCCGAGGAAGAGGCTCTTGTACGCGTTCCTGGTGCCTTCGTGCTGGTCGGCGAAGATCTGCCGCCACCGCTCGAACTTCTCCGGGTCGGCCTCTGGCAGCGAGACGAGCAGGTTCGGGGTCGCTCCGGCCTCGAAGAAGCGGAGCTTGTGCGCCTGGGCGGCCTTGTCGGCGAGGATCTCGGTGATCACCGGCTGTAGCCAGCTCATGCCGCGCCAGGGGGCGACCGGGTCGGGCAGCGGCATGTAGTGCGCGACCTCTTCCGGCAGCAGGAACTCGGGCTCCTCGCCGGATGCTTGGCCGCCGGGCTGGTAGATGTAGCCGATCGGTTCGGCGTCGATGTCGTACCCCTCGACGCCGGGGTCGGTGTTGGAGCCGAGCACGATCGTCGTCCAGTCCGGCCGGAGCCGGCGGAGGCCGTCGCCGCGGCGGGCGCAGAAGAAGTTGCCGGCGACCGAGGCGTCGCACTCGGCGAGGGCGAGCAGGTCGGCGGTGGTGGCGCCGTTCCAGGGATGCACGAGCGGCTCCAGCCCGGGCCCGTCGAAGAGGTCGCCGGGGCGGCCGTTCTCCCGCGACCGGTACTGGAAGCGGGCCTCGCTGAACAGCATCGTCCTCGTCATGATCAGCGCGAACACGATCCCGTTCTGCTTGTACGCGGTCTGCGAGAGGCCGAGGAAGTTCGGCGTGACCCGCTGCTTGTTGCCGACGAGGGTCTGGTTGAGCGGCGCTCCGTAGATCTGGTTGCCGTAGGTGAAGTACTCGACCCACTCGCCGAAGGGGAGCGGCATCACCTCGGCCTGCGGGCCGCGCGCGATCCGGGCGACGAGACTCACTTACGGCCCCGCTCAGCTGCGAGGACGCAGCCGGAAAGCGAGACGCCGGCGACGATCAGGCCGGCGGGCAGGTAGACCAGGGCGACGCCAGTGGAGGCGACGGCGAGTCCTGCGAGGAACGCGAGGTCGGGGGCGGCGGCCCGGAGCCGCCGAATGAGGCTGTCGAGGCGGGCGCGCACCTATGCGGGCGCCTATCGGGGAGTTAGCCGGCGCTGACCGTGAGGGCGCCGGCGTTGTTCCAGAGCTGCCCGGCGACGTGAGGATCCGACGTCGGCAGCGCGGAGAGGAGGGTGGTGAACTTCGCGTCGACGTACGCCTTGGTCGCGGCGTCCTGTGGGTCGTCGGGATCCTGGAGCTGGGCGATCTGCCGGTTGCCGGCGGCGTCGCCGGCGGCGAGCACGGCGTCGAGGCTCGGCGTCTCTCCCTCGAAGAACGGGGTGGCGCGGACGTAGAAGATCTCGCCCTCCTGCATGCCGGCACCCGGCGTTGCGGTGACGCGCAGCTGGTCCGGCGGCGCCTGCACCTTCGCCTCCGCTGCGCCGTCCGCGGTGAAGCTGAAGTCGCAGCCAGAAAGCGTCGACCAGACAAGCCCGTCGGCGGAGCCTTCGACCTTGAGCTCGAGCGAGGGGGAGTCGGTGCCGCGCAGCGCGACCTGGAGGCTGAGCTCGATCCCCGCCACGGCGGCGAAGCCGGTGAACACGTCGCTCGTGAATGGGACCGTCTGTAGGCCCTGGTGTTCGAGGAGGGTGACGCTGGCGCTGCTCTTGGCTGCTTCGAGCTGCGCGAAGTCGATCGCGGTCGCCACGACAGCACCTATCGACCACCACAGCTAGACTGCTCGCCGGCGCGGGAGCAACACCCGGGCCGCGATACCCGATCGCCCTGGGCAGACCGGAGATCGGGACCGGAGCACTGTCCTAGCCCGGGTGCTCGCGCCACTCCGAACGTTCGCGGCGCCGCGATGTGCGGATCCTCACACGAAGCCGAGGAGGATCGGCTGATCGGGCTCGCGGGAGTCCTTAGCGCATCGCTCGCGGGCCATGATCGCGGCGGTGGCCAGGTCGATCGGGCGGCTCTTGTGCGGGTTGTCGACCTTGAACCCGTACCGGGTAGCGACGGCTGAGGTCGCTTCGAGGTGGCGCGGGAAGATGTCGTTCGGGTCGTGCCACGCGATGCTGCCGCTGGTCGCGGCCTCGTAGAAGTGCTGCTCCGCGTCGCGCATCTCGCGTGACTGCTGCGACCACGCCGCCGTCAGATAGCCGAGCTGCCCGAGCTCCCAGAGGTAGTCGTCGAAGAAACGGTCGTCGGCGACGATCTCTCGAATCTTGTAGTGCCCGCCGAGCTCGCGGTGGATCCACTCCATGACGTCGCGGTTGCGGATACGGCCGCCGGCGTGCAAGACGTGCGCTGGCGCATCCTTGCGTGCCGCCCAGGCGCGCCCCTGCAGGAGGATCCGCCCGTCTGGCATCAGCGCCGCCCAGACGACCCCTGTCGTGTCCTTGTGCAAGGCGGCGTCGACAGCGACGAAGATCTCGGCGCCTTTCGGGATCGGCTCGTCATGCCGCAGTGCTGCGAAGCAGCCGGCGGGCAGCCATGACTCGCGGCTCGCCGTCCAGGTGTTGAGCGCAAGGCGCAGCCACTCCGACAGATCGCCCTTTGACCGCGCGCGGAGAAACGCACGGAAGATGCCGTCGTGATCGACCCAGGTCCCGGGGTTCGCCAGGCTGATCGCGCGGCGTACTGCCTCGTCGTCCTCAACGTCGAGGACGTATCCCTCAGGCAGCCCGTACCAGTAGACGAGCCTTCCCGCGTCGGGGTCGCGGGCGATCCGGAGGAAGCCGTCGTTGTGGTGCTCCACATGCGAGAGCCGCCAGGCGGACTCGTATGCCTGCCCGAGCTGCGAGCCCTTGTCGTAGCCGGCTGTCGTGATCTGGAGCAGGTAGGACTCTGGCACCTTCGCGAGTGCCGACTCCAGCGCAACGTGGGCCTGCCGCTCACGTGCTGATTCGAACAGCCACCACTCATCGACGATCCCGACCGTGGGCTTGCGGCCATGACCGAGGCGACCGTCGCTTGAGAGGATCTGGTACGTACCGCGCGACCGGAAGAGCCGCTCCGATCGGGCCTTGACGTGCGGAGCAAGCACACCGGGTGCGTCCTCTTCGCCCTCGACCCAGGCGGCCGCGTAGTCGATCCCGATCTTCGCCTGATCCTTCGACCCGGCCACCTGGAAGATCCGCGGCGTCACACCCGACGGCGGACAGATCAGGCCCTCGACACCATGGCCCGTGGCGAGCGGCGTCTTCGCCAAGCCGCGGCTGATCCCGAGCAAGATGTCCTTGTAGACCCTCCGGACTACGCCCACGTCGTCGCGTCGGACCTGGTGAGCGTCCCAGACGAACTCTGCTTGCCAGTCGTCGAGGAGCCACGGCGAGCCGTCCTCGAGGCGGAAGCAGCGCGGGAAGATTCTGATGATCCGTTCGGCGCGGTGCTCTTCGCCGGGTCCGCCGAGCTCGTCGACGAGCTCCGCCAGCGCGTCGACCTCCTGTTCCTTCCGAGCTTGGCCGCCCCCGCGCACGAGACGCTCAAACGAGCGAGCTGACTCCCGGCGCTTCCCCTCCGTCTTCAGCCGGCGATAGCGGATCTGCTCCTTGCGCTGATCAGGATCCTCGACGAGGTCGTCGTGCTCGAGGAGGTCGCGGTGCGCCTGCCGTCGTCCGAGGAAGGTGCCGTCCGCGACGTGCTCGGCGAGAGTCTTCTTCCGCGGGGCCACGCCGCTCGCCTATCGCGTTTCGTCCACCGTCCAGAGTGGATTCATCGCGTGCGGGCCTGCGCGGGGTCGTGGCCGGCCTCCTTGCGCGCATAGGGCGACCCGCCCCCCTATTTTCAGCGGAGCCGGCACGCCAGCCACGTTGGGCGAGCCGCAGTCCAGGCAGCGCATTGCGATCCCCGAACCGTGCGCGCCCTGGCGAACCTGCAAGTCCGGTAGACGGTCTCACCGCACTGCTCGCAGGCCATCGGGTAGGCGCGTCTTGCTTCGCCATTGTCGATCTCGTACCAGCGTCCGGTGATGGGATCGTGCCGGTAGCGGCCTTCGCCAACCAGGCGCGCTGCTAGACGCCGACGTCGCTCCGCTCGAGTGCGATCATGCCGTCGGCGCCACCGAATACGAACCGGACCAGCGTCGAAGAGCTGCTGCTGCAAGGGGCGTCGAGTCTTGCATCATGAGCGGACAGCTTGAGCTCGCGGGCCGTCCGCTCTCCCGTGGCAACTTGCGCAAGCGGCCGTGCAGTCGTGGAGGATGGCGCGCCGATGGTCGCCCTGGAGCTCTGGACGCAGGTGAACTGTCGTGGCCTTACCGGTGCATCCGGGTAGCTGGAGTTGGCAGCGCCAGCCGGCGAGAGCGAGGCACTGAGCTCGGAGCCGTTGCCACCAGGATGTGCTCGTTCCCTGTTGGCGGCGGCGCTCGTTACGGCGGCGCCGGCAGTCCTTTGGACAGCGGAGGCAGATCTCGCCAGTGACGCAGAGGCGGCCGAGCGGCATTACGGCGCTAGGCGAAGTGTTCCTGATAGCGGTCGAGCTCGTCGTCGAGCCATTCGAGCAGGAGCTCCATCTCCACCTCTGACAGCTCGGTGCTCGAAGACACGAGGCGGCCGAACCGGCGCGAGGCCTCGACGAGAGCCTGCCGCTTCACGACCGGGAGGGGCTGGTGCTGGTGGCGGGCCAGGTCGGCGAGCTTGCCGTGGTAGACGCGGTTCTGCTCGGGGGTGCGCGGCCGCGGCGGCGCGTCGTCGGGCGCGGCGGCTTCGTGAACGTGCGTGACGACCGAGGCGCCGACCGCGTTGGCCTTCGCCCGGCAGGTGCGGCAGAGGTGGGCGCGCCTGCTCTTGGTGCCGCCGCAGCCCGGGCAGATCAGCGACACTCGAGCTCCTCGCGCTCACGCTGCCGGGCGAGCTCATGCAATTGCACCGCGAGCTGCTTCTGGCCGGCGGCATCGGCGCGATCGGCGAGAAGGCGGAGCTCGAGTCCGCTGATCGCCTCCATGGGCGTGGCCTGGTTCAGGCCGTCACGGTCAATGCAGGCGATACAGCGCGCGCCCTTGCGGCAGGAGCATTCAGGTTCCTTGTCTGCGCCCGCGCCCGGGACGCACGTCTCGCCTCCGTAGTCAACGCGCGCCCCGAGCACATGCTGCTCTTCGGGCGCAGGGCCTGTCAGCCGTTGGCGAGTGCGAGTCGTGCTGCATGCTCGAGCGTCTGCCGCGCCCACTCGGCCGGGTCGAGGCCGACACGTTCCGCGGCCGCGACGCACAGGTCGTGCAGCTCGGCGACCGCGCGGATCGTCAATGCCGGCGTTGGGCTGCGGCCGTGGCCGCGCCACTCGCTGATCCGCTGCCGCAGCTCACGCGTCGACCAGCCGTGCGTCTGCGCGTCGTCCAGCCAGACGGTCTGCCAGTCCGGCTCGAGGCTGGCGATCTCGCGGTGGTGGCTGAACGAGAGATCGTCGCGCCGCCGCTCCGGAGCGACATGTCTGGCGACGTAGACGAGATCGTGCAGCGACTGGCGCGCATAGATCTGCTCCAGCGCGGGGCCGTAGTCGCGGCGGTAGCGCTCCTCGCCGGCCAGCGCCCAGTCGGCGATCCACCACAGGTTCGCGTCGCGCTGCTGCTCGAGCAGCTCACCGAGACGCCGCCAGTCGTTGAAGCCGAGGTCGGGCACCTCGAGAGAGGTGCGGGTCGCGACCGCTTCCTCGACGCCCGGCCAGGAGCCGGTGGCCATAGGGGCGAGCATGCTCATGCGCGCACCCATCGGCGGAAGCGATCGCCGGCGGTGGTGACGTCGTGGACGCTGAGGCGGCGCCAGAAGCGCTGCCGTTTCGGCCGCACGTGCTTGACGACGACGTCGACGAGCTCGGCGTGGAGCAGGCCGTCGACCTTGATCAGCTCGAGGACTGCTGTGTTCGCGTCGTCGACACGGATGTCCACGCGGACGCCGGTGCAGACGCTCGAAATGTCGACCTCTTCGCCGTCGTCTGGCTGGAAGAACACGCGCGCCTGGCGCCCCACCAGGCCGTCGGTCTCGATCCGGACGGTGTTCACCCCGACACGGCCAGGTCTTGGAGCGGAACGGCTGCGGCCACGGGCGGCCAGGGCGCCCGCTCGCCGATCGCGCGTCGGAGTTGCCAGCCGAGCTCCTCGAGCAGCTCGCTGATCTCACCCGGGTCGATGCCGTGGCGGCTGGCGATTCGCCACCGTTCCTCACCGAGCACGAGCGCCTCGTAGGCGATCGTCTCGAGCGTGTGGCGGGCGCGCTGGGTCAGGCTGCCTGAGATGTGTTCGGCGAGCTGCTCGAACGTCTCCTCGTCGATGACGCTCTGCGAGGCGGCGACGTCGTTGCGGTCGCCGGCCGGGACGAGATGGATCGGTGTGCCGCGGCGCTCGTCTCCGTGTTCGCGGCGCAGGAAGTCGATCAGCTTCGCGCCCGGCGGCGTCCCGTACAGGTGCCGGTAGAGGCTGGTCGTGAAGCTGACGCCGTTTGCGAGGCGGGCGTCGTACCGTTTCGCCCAGCGGGCGCCGAGGTCAACGAACATCTCGTGGGCGCGCTGCAGCCGGTCGCTGTCGAGGCTGATCGAACGTGCACGCATCGCGTCCTGGAGGGCTTTGCCGGCGATCCGCTCCAGCTGTCGCCAGCTGACGCCGTGCAGTTCGAGCGCCTCGACCGCTGTCACGCGACGGCCTCACGGGCGACCTGGTGCAGCTCGTCGAGCGCGGCCTTGAACTTGGCGAACGCCTCCCGTGCCTCGCTGCGGGCGGCGTTGCGCCGCTGTAGGGCCTTGTCGAGATCCGCCGCCGGCGAGACGAGCTTCTGCGCCGCCTGCTTGATCGACACTGGCGAGGCGGTCAGCGCGCGCGAGCCGACCGCCGGCCTCGCGGCGGCCGCGTCGCGAGCGGCGTCGCGGCGATGCTCGTCACACAGCTTCGCGTAGCGGCCACGCGCCGACACGGCGACCTCTCTGCAATCCTCGACCTTGCACAGGACCGTCCGGGTGAGCTCGTGCGCCGGCACCGAGTTCACGCGATTAGACCCCTGCGCAGCGCTTCGGCGATCGCCTGATTCGTGTTCCGGGCGCCGAGCCGCTCGCGCACCCGCTTCATGTGCTCCTTGACCGTCTCGATCGAGATCCCGAGCGCGGCCGCAGTCTCCGCGTAGCTGAGGCCCATGCTCATCTCCTGCAGGACCTCGAGCTGCCGTCGCGCCGGCGCCGGCCCGCGCGGGGTGAGCAGCGCGTCGTTCGCGAGGCGCTCCAGGGCGCCCTCGGCGCGGTCTGGGTCTGACCACTCGGGCGGCAACTCGACGGTGCTCGGCAACAAACGAAACCCTCCAGACGTGCGCTGTGGACCTATCTGGGGGGCGGCACCGCTTGCGGCGGCCGAGCGCCCGCTCGTAGAACAATTACGGCTCGACGAGCCCCTGTCTAGTCACTTGAATGAGGGAGCTTCACCGGCGCGGAGCCGGTCGAGCTGGTCGAGGCCGATCCTGCCGGAATGAACACGAGACCAGCGGAACGACCCATCGTGGAAACACATCTCGATCAGCTGCTCGCCACTGCCGGAGCCCAGGTTGAACATGGCGGCGACGAGCCGGCAGAACGCGTCGATCGAGACTCGCTTCCGGATTTCCGCGATCAGTGCTTCGTCGAGGTCCTCGGTTGCGAGCCGTTCGAGTTGCTTCACGAGCCGCCGTCCCAGATGCCCGGCATGGCCGACGCCTCTTTGAACAGGTCGACCGCGACCTCGGCGAGGGACCCGCCGGTGCGTCTGACTTCGACGCCGCCGCGCTCGAGCACGAAGACGAACCCGTCACCGGCGAATCCTGGGAACGGTTCGTGTAGCCGCCAGCCTTTGAGGAGTAGCGGCTTGAGGAGGAGCTCGCCGAGCTCGCGCCCCTCGCCGAGTCGGCGCAGGTTGTGGCCGTACCGGCCGTAGTCGAGCTCGTCGTAGAGGCACAGCTGGCCGGCCAGCCGTGTGCCCTGCTTGGGTGCGACCGCCGTCTGGCTCACGCGAACCCGCCTCTCTCGTGGTAGGTGCGCTCGGCGCCGGCGAAGGCGGTGGAGCGGTTACATCCTCGCCTCCGCTGACGGCCAGGGCAATAGGCTGAGCGGCCCATTCACACTGCTAGTCGGCCTCCTCATCGAAGCGTGCGAGCTCGGTGCGGCCGCCCTCTTCCTGGCGTAGCCACTTCCGGATTCGGCCGTTCTCGAGGAAGAGCTCGAGTCGCCAGCGTCCTGAGCCGGCACCGATCCGTTCCGCGAACAGCTCGCCCAGGGCCGCCACATCCGGCGGCAGCTGTGATCCCGAGGCGAGACCTGCCGTCACGTCCGCTGGGTATAGCATCCTGAACGGTCGGCAATACGACCCTGCGTCTATTGACAGGAGGTTCTTCGATGGGGATGACAGCTCATCCGCCCTTCCAGGCGATGTCTCTCGAGGAGCTCGAGCAGGCACGCACAGCACTCGAGGTCAAGCTCGGGCCGGTCGACTACGAGTCGCGTGGCTGGATCCTCGGCTTCTTCGACGAGCTGATCAACCGCGTCGCGGGTCGCACCGGCACCGACGCAAGCGAACCCAGCTAGTAGACGAAGGGCTGACCCGATAACCGAGGATCCGTGAGCGGCCGGGGGCCCGTCGGCGCATCAGGGGCCGCAGCCTGCGCGCCACGCCCGGCCGCTCACTCTTAGCCAGCCGCAGGCGGAACCGCGTCTACACCGCAATACGGGCAGCGGCGCCGTCCAGCATCGAACGACCGCTCGCAACTAACGCAACGCCAGACGCCCCGCGGCGCCGGCCGGCTCACCGCAGCCTTTCTCCTGGGTTTCGCCAGCCGCGGCCGACGGGGTCGCGCAACGCTCCGGCCGCAGTGATGGCAGGTAGTCGCGCCGAGCTTCACCATCTTCCGGCAGTGCGGGCACGAGAAGGCGCTCTCCCCCTTGATCACCGGGACGAGGCCGCCCACGAACGCGAGGCCGAGCACAGCGAAGAAGATCACCGTGACGCCAACCGCGGGGACGTGTATCGCAGCAGCGATCACCGCGATCACCGTTGCCCCCACGATAGACATGCATCCCAGCCGCGTCATCGACTTTCCGCGGCGGCCTTCGGTCGGTTAGATTCCTGCGCATGACAGGGGTCACACAAGGATCTCCAGGCGACGCCCAAGGATCTCCGCGGGTCACCACTCGAACCCCTGGTGACGAGCTGTTCGAGCTCGTGCTCGAGCATATGGACGAGCTCGGCAAACTCTGCCGCTGCCGACAGCCGGACCCGCGGCCGACCGAGCTCGGGATCCTCGGGCTGCAACGCTACTGCGGCCACTGTGGCGGCCTCCTCGTGGCCGTTCTCCCGCGACGCCGTCGACGGCGACGGAGACAATCACTGCCGGTCATGGTCCCGAACGACCTCGTCGAGTACCGCCTCTCTCGCGCCGAGACGGCTGTATCCGAGCTTCGAGATCGCGTACAGCGTTGCGCAGCTCTTCTAGGGCCGCCTCCACCGCGTCGAGCCGCTCTTCAGCTCGTCGATCTGCCGTAGCCGCTCCGGCAATCGCGAAGTCCTCAGGCAAATATTCGCCGAGGCTTAGCGCAGCCAGCGCCTCGCGATAGACGGGATCCGGCTCCTGCTTCGCCGCCTCCCAGTTGATCACTGTGCCTCGACGCGTCGCGCGTCCTGACTGCTGGGCGACGGCGAGAGCGAAGTCGTCGACATTCATGTAGCCGAGCCTCGACCTTCGCCCTTCAGGTGGCGGAAGGCTCTTGCGCACCGCGAGCACTCGCGCCGCGATCGGCTCGAGCGCGCGCCTCCGCGTCTCGTCGTCTGCCACGTGACGCAGTTTCTTCGCAAAGAGCGGCAACTTCTACGGCGCGACGTATTGACACGTCTCGACACGTATCGGATACTCGACACCCATGCCGCCTGTCGTGCACCGCCGGATCCCGCGCCACGTTCGTCAGCTCCCACTCGGTCAACGGATTCGCTGGGCCCGGCAGACGGCCGGCCTCTCGCATGACCGGCTCGTTGAGAAGCTCGGCCGCAGCAACCGCGGCCACTTGATCAAGATCGAGCGCGGCCAGCATGCGCCGCGGGCAGACCTTCGTGACGCAATCGCGGACGCTTGCGGTGTGCCGCGCGAGCTCTTCCAAAGCGACGACGAGGAGGACGGCCGAGCCGTGAGCCTCGACGAGCTCCTCCGCCGCCGAATCGAGCTGCACGTCGACGAGGCGATCCGCGACCGCCTAGGGGCATCGACCAAATGAGCGCCACGCTCGCAATCCGAGACGAACAGCACTACCTCGCCACCGTCGCCGAAGTGCGCATGCTCGCCGAACGGATCGAGCGCGTCGACGAGGCGAAGGAGCTCGCCGACAAAGCGGCCGCGGCGCGCGTCTGGGCTCAAAGGCAGCGCCTCGGGCTCGAGAAGGTCAACCTCGCGGCGGCTGCGCACCTCTGGGCGAAGCGCCGCGAGGGAGAGCTGCTGTCTGAGCTCCGTGCGAGCGGCGAGCTCCGGCCCGGCAATCCTTCCCGCCGCGAAGGATTGCGCCTGCGCGACCTCGGGGTCACCGAACGCGAATCGCACGAGGTGCAGAAGCTTGCGGCGATTCCCTCCGACCGGTTCGCCCAGATCCTCGAGGAGCTCGTCCCGGAGGGGCGCATCACGCAGGCGGAGGTTGAGCGGCGTTCCGAGCGCCGGGATCGTGAACGTGCAGCGCGCGAACGGGAGGCGCAGCTCGTGTCTGAGCTCCAGGCGCGCGGCGGTCCGTCGTGCCGGCTGGCCGTTGCTGATCTGCGCGACTTCGACCCCGGCGTGGAGTTGGACGCGATCGTCACGGATCCGCCTTACGTGACGCAGGATGCGATCGACTTGTACGCCGCCCTCGGCGAGTTCGCGGTTCGGACGCTGAAGCCGGCTGGGGCGTTGGCGGCAATGACGTCCCAGCGGATCCTTCCAGAGGTGCTCGCTGCACTGCGGCGAAGCGAGCTCGTCTTCCACTGGCAGGTCTGTTGGCTCTCCGGGGCGCACGAGTCGACCGTCGATTTCGAGCGCAAGGTGATCAGCCGATGGAAGCCGGTGCTCGTCTACCACCTTGGCTCCCGGCCCGAGAAGGCGCGGTTGCGGCAGCTGCCCGATGTCGTCGACTCCGGCCGTGATCTGGAGAAGGAATCGCACCCGTGGCAGCAGACACTCGATGGGATGCGGCAGCTGGTCCGCGCGCTTGCCGACCCGGGCCACGTTGTCTGCGATCCGTTCCTCGGTTCCGGCACGACGGCTTTGGCAGCGCTCGCTGAAAACCGGTCGTTTGTCGGCTGTGACGTCAACGCGGACGCCGTGGAGATCACGCGGCGGAGGCTGAGCGCGTGAGCGAGGGCTATCGCGGCGACCCGCGCGAGCAGACGGCGATCAGCAAGTTCTGGCGCGGCCGGTTCCCCTACGGGTCGCTGCTCGTGCTCGACATCGATCGCGTCGTCTGCCGCTCTGATCTGGCGGCGGGCATCCTGTTCGAGGAGAAGCACTCCGGGGCCAAGGACAAGACGTGGCGGGTGACGAGAGAGCTCGCGAGTCGACTCGGCTGGCGCGCAGCCCTCCTCGAATACGAAACCGACGGCGGCTTGTACGGCGAGGTTGCAGGGTTTTCCCTGACCCTCTCATTGCCCGGCGGTCTCGACCTTGATCGCCTGAGCCTGCAGCCCCGCGACCTTGACGCATGGATCACTGAGACGCTCGACCTGCGGAGGGCTGCGTGAGCATCGCCGTGCTCGTCCTCGTCGCGTTGCTGGGGTTCTGTGTCGGCTACCTGGTGTGCGACACGAGCGTGTCTTGGCCGCAGAGGCGTCGTGGCGGCGAGCTTGATCTGACCGGTGCGCGGCGGTTGCCGCCGCCGGCCGGCCGCCGCCAGGTGAAGGCTCCGCGGCTTTTTCTGGTTCCGAAGCCCCGGGAGGGTCTCGGCGCGCGCGAGCGCGATGTTCGCAGGCGAAATGGGAGCTCGTTCTATTCGGCGGCCTGGCTTGACGAGCGTCAGGACAGGGGTGGCCGGTGAGTCACGTGGTTCGCTGTGATGAGTGCGGCCGGGTCGCGCTGACGGAGGAGACGGCGGCTGAGACGGAGTCGGCGCCATGAAGGAGCGCGTCGTGTTCGTCGACGGGCCGGCGGCCGGCATGGCGGTCTACATGCATCCGTTGCTGCGCCTGGTGACGGTGTCGCTGGGCAGTCGCCGCGTCGAGCGTCTCTTCGGCGACCGGGCTGTCGAGGTCGACCTGCACGACGGGCTGGCCACCTATCTGCGCGACGAGGAGACCGGCGAGTGGCGGCACGTGGTGACTCCGCTCGCGATTGGCGACGCCGCAGACATCGTCGCCGGCCGCGAGCCGCCTGTTCTACCAACTGCGAGAGGGGAGGAGACGTGAACAGCGTTGTCTACCGGTATGTCGAGGACGGTGTGCCGCCGGTGAGGGTGAAGGCGCGGACGCCGAGGTTCGGCCGCCACGCGGGCCGTCTGAAGAAGCGGTGGCGGAGCCGGAGAAGGGTGGTGCTCCGGTGACCAATCCCAAGGCGGTGACGCCCGAGGCTGCCGAGCAGCAGCAACTCGACGACCAGGCGCCCGACGAGGAACCGATCGATGGTGAGGTCGTCGCCGAGACGAGCGAGGAGATCATTCCGCTTCCCGACGTCGTCGATGACGAGGAGCCCGGTAGGGCGATCGCGCTCCTCCCCGACCAGTCCGACTGGTCGATGCTCCGCAAGATCGCGACCACTGTCGTCGCGACCGACTTCGTGCCGAAGCAGCTGCGCAACAACGCGCCTGCCGTGATGGCGTGCCTGCTTTACGGCAGGGAGCGGGGCCTCGGCCCGATGAAGGCGCTGCAGGAGATCTCGATCGTCGACGGCCGCCCCTCCGAGTCGGCGGCGTTGATGGCGGCGTCGATCCGCAGCGCGGGCCACAAGCTCTGGCGGGAGGAGCACCGCAACGACAAGGGCGAGATGATCGCCGTCACCGCACATGGCGAACGGGCCGACGGGACGCGCGACTCGTTCACGTTCACCCTCGAGATGGCGCAGCGCGCCGGGCTGCTCTCCAAGAAGAACTGGACGCAGTATCCGGAGGCGATGCTCTGGTCGCGGGCCGTGTCAGCGCTCGCCCGGGCCCTGTTCTCGGATGTCTTCCTGGGCGCGCCGTACACCGGTGACGAGTTGGGCGCCGACGTCGTCGAGGAGGCCGCCGCGTGACCGCTTCACCGCGCGGGGCTTGCCCGGTGTGCGGCCGCGAGGTCGCGTTGCGGAAGGGCGGCCTGGTGCGTGAGCACGCCCCGGTCGTTGGTCGTGGCCGGGTGTGTCGCGGGTCCGGTCGGGTCGCGGTTGGTCGCCAGACAACCGTCGATGAGTGCATCAGGCTTGCGGAGGCGGATGCGGCGTGACCTCTGCTCTCCTGCACACGCCCACAGAGGCTGGCGAGACTCGGCTCGATCGCGAGCTCGCCGATGTGCGTGAGACGCAACAGCTGCGTCGCCATGGCGGGTCTCGTCGCCGGCGGCGTGAGGCGGCACTGGTCAGGCTCGAGGTGTCGGCGGATGTGCGGTCGCGGCTCGAGGCGGAGGCGTTTCATCGCATCTACGCGGCCTGCGGTCAAGTGGCTGTCGACCATCTGCCGCGGGCGGACCGGTTCCGCAGGGTCGACCAGGCGGCCGGCATCGTGCGGATGCTGCGCAGTCTGGGCGTCTTCGACAGGCGGGCGGCTGGCCGGTGACGCCGCGGCCAAAGTCGGCGGTGCAACTGTACGAGGTCGCGGCCGCGGCGTACGAGGCTGCTGTCGCTCAGTCGCGGGTCGAGCTCGCCGCAAGCGACGCCCGGATCGCCCGCTTGAGGTACGCGGCGGAGCTGGAGCGGCTCGGTCGGCGCGCTGAGGCGCGGCGGGTTATCGCGACTGTCGAGCGTGAGCAGGCGAGGCTGGCGTGCTGATCGATCGTGTCCTCGCCGACGTCGTCGTCTCGCGCTGGCCGGCAGGTCAACGGTTCTGCTGGCTCGCCTGTCTGTTCATCGCGGCCGGGTCACCATCGGGTGACGCACTCGCCGACGAGGCCGGCCGTCCCCTGTCACGGCGCGACCTGGCCCGGATCCTGCGTGTCGACGCGGGAACCGTGGACAGGTTCATCGAGCGGGCCCGGTCGTCGGGTCGGCTCCTCACCCGGGACGGCCTGCTGGTCGTTCCGGAGATCACCAGCCTCCTCAATCGGACGGCTGAGAGCACCAGCCTCAACGGTCACGAGGCTGTGGAACCAGGCGTGGAAGCCGGATCGGTTGTGCACAAGCGGCGCGCTGGTCCGGACCAAGACGTCGCACCTGTGACGCGCGACGCGTCGCATGTGCGGACCATGAAAAGTTCTCCACAGGCTCGGACCAAGTGTTCGCGTGCGCGCGGCAGTGCACCTGCAGGACTACTACAAGATCATGATCAGGGTTCTGCAGGGGAAGGGCCGGCCCGGCTGCTGTGGGACTTGCCCGCGGATCTGCTCGAGCAGCGCGGCGAACCATCCAGGCTCGTGGAGTTGGACGCGCTCGAGGAGCTGCTCGAGACGGTCGTCGTATCTAATCCGGAGGCACGGCGGCGACTGGTCGCGACCGTCCTCGCGTTCCGGGCGGAGGGCCTGCCGCACGCGGTGTTCGAGACGGCGATCGACCGGCTGGGCCGCCGCCGTCGACGTGGCGAGCTGCGCAACGAGGCCGGCTACCTGGTGCGAACCTTGCGGGGACTGCGCGACGAGGAGCGGGCGCGTGTCGGCTAGCGCAAAGCCGCGGCGCAAGGTGCACGCCCAGCGTGGCCAGGTCATCGAGCTGCACGCCGGCCGCGGCTGCATCGTCGAGCTTGAACGGTTCTTCTCCGGCGCCGTCGAGCTGCGCAACGCTGCCACCGGCCGGCTGCTGCGGTCATGGGCACCGAAAGACGCGAGGAGCGCCCGCCTGTGAGAGTCGCGATCGGTGCTCCCGTCGTTGTCCACTCGTCATCGGAGGCTGTCTGGCATCTCCCCGTTGACCAGGCGCGGATGCCGGGCATCGGGGCGGGTAGTGGCCGGCCAAGTCGCACTCTCAAGGCCGCGTTCGACATGGGCACCAACCGCTGGCCGAGCCTGTGCGGTCTGAGCGGGGCGCTGTTCGCATACACCGGCGAGTTCCGTGGCCGCCGGCTGTGCGCGGTCTGCCGCGACCGTGGCCCGCTCGAGCATCCGATCCCAGGCGAAGAACTCTCCCCGTTCACCGTATGCGGGGTCTGCCGCAGCGAGGTCGACAGCGGCGAGCTTCTCGTCCGCGAGGAGGGGTTCGTCTATCACGCGACCTGCTACGCAGCCGTCGTCCCGCCGATCGTACGCGGAGGCAGGTGGACGGCCGAGCAGCTGCAGGCCCTCTACCTGCTCCGGTACCTCCGTGACGGCCTGACCGTCGCCGAGGCCGTCGAGCCGTACTGGCAGGCGAAGGGCTACAAGACCATTCACGCGGCCGTCTCCGGTGTCAGCCAGGCCTGGCGGCGTGCCGGCTGGCCGCTGCGTGACCGGTCGGAATCCGCGCGGGCTCGTTACCGGCGGAGCCCCAAGGCGCTGCTCGCGACGAGGAGGCTGCCCGTCGAGGAAGCGCGCACGCTGCATCCGCTTCACTGGGATGGCTGGCAGTCGATCAACCAGCTCGCCGCCGCAAACTGCGACCGGCTAGGCATGACGAAGAGCGCGCTCGCCTCGCAGCTCTCGTACACGTGGAAGATCCTGGGATTGCCGGCGCATGACCGGATCGAGATGACCGTGCACGTCTCGACTCGGCACGGCCTGAAGCGCCGCAGGGGATCCTCCAGCGCCCGTTACAAGCGGTACCTCGCCGAACGTCGGGGCGAACAGTACGCCGTTCGCTGCCGGGCGACGACGGCTCGCGGCAGGCCGTGCCGGCATCTTGCGCTCAAGGGGAGCAGCCTCTGCCAGAGCCACCACCCCGACCACGTCGAAGCGATCCGCGACCATCTCGCGGCGGTCAGGGCCCGCTCGCCGAAGCACAGACCGGAGAACCTGGAGGCGGTAGGTGGCCTCCAGGCCGACCTGCGCGCCTACTGGCGGTGGGCAGGAAGATGGAAGCCGCTCGTCGACGCATCGGGGTTCTCGAATAGGCAGCTGCGCCGCTGGCTGATCGCCCCGCCCGAGACCAGGATCCTCAAGACGACCAGCGCGAAGCTCCGGCGAGCGCTGCTCGAGCTAACCCCCGTCATCGAGCTCCTCCGGCCGGCTGATCACGCCCGATCGACAGCCATGTCACCCCAACCCGAAAGGAGGGCCGCATGAAGCGGTCTCAGTACCGGCAGGGCGACGTCCTGCTCATTCCCATCGACAAACCCCCACTCGACGCGCACCTGCACGTCGACCGGATCGACGGGCGGCTCGTGCTCGCCGAAGGCGAAGCGACCGGCCACGCCCACACGATCGTCGACGAATCCGCCGAGCTCGTCACCGCCGACCAGGCCGCCGAGCTCTACCTCCTCGTCCACGGCACCGACCCGGTCCACCTGGTCCACCAGGAGCACGACACCATCCCCGTCGAGCCCGGCGCCTACAGGGTCGTGCGTCAGCGCGAATACCAGCCAGACGCCATCCGGAACGTGGCCGACTAAAGGATGGCTCTTCTACGCCACAGACGCAGATCCGAGATGCGCGTCGGACGCACCCGGATCGAGCAGCTCTCCGACGAGGAACGCTCCCGCTTCAACGAGTGGGCGGACCGGTGGATCGAAGTTGGTCTGCGAACTGGCCCAGCCGACCGGGAGAGGTTCGAGGCAGCCGTCCGGGACTGCTATCGCTTCGCCGGAATCCCGTTCCCTGAAGTGGTCGTCTGGGTGTCGTCGCCGTTGGTTCTCGCGTTGGCCGCTCCGACGGCCGCGGTGGCGATCGAGCTGCTTGACGCGGAACGCCGCGGGACGCTGAAAGTGTCCCGCGGCGGCGCGGTGGACGACGCGGTGCGCGACGCGGTGCGCGACGCGGTGGGCGACGCGGTGGGCGACGCGGTGGGCGACGCGGTGGGCGACGCGGTGCGCGGCGCGGTGCGCGGCGCGGTGGGCGACGCGGTGGGCGACGCGGTGCACGACGCGGTGCGCGACGCGGTGGGCGACGCGGTGCACGACGCGGTGGGCGACGCGGTGGGCGACGC